AAAATTTTAAAATTGAACACAACTAAAACAAATCAAACTTCAAGCAACTTGAGCACTCGCAACTTGTAGCACTTAAGCAACTCCACTACAATTCCAACAATTGGTAAAACACACTCGCAACTTCTGGAACAAATGGCAACAGTTAAATCTGACGTCAACTTTAAGATTGAGAATGTTGATATTTTGAGCACGCATAGCATGCAAATGCTGACTGGGAGACCATTGACTATCCCGGACAAAACAAGAGCTCAACTGATTGACATCGTCGCTAGACGATATCAGGAGAATGGCGGAACGAACAGTTCCGATTTCGTCATGTTAGATGGGAAAGGTGTTTTAATAGCCAATATGTGCATGGCTATCACAAAACAAACAAAGTTCAAGGACTACAAAGATGGCAACATCAGCATGCCTCAACAGGGGTCTTTTGCTGATTGTGATAAAGCCATAAAGTGTGTTAAAGTACAACAGCAGCATCTATTACACACGCGGCTGCCAGCAAATGATTACGTTTTTGGCGGCATGTCTAAGTCAAATGCGATACCAATGATCAAAAACATGGTTCCAAAATCCGGATCATGTTTTCTGAGTGTTATTGTTGCCATGTCGTACTTTGTAACACCAGAATTTGATGAAATCTTTGTTGAGACAGTTAAAGACGTCTTGCACGAGTTGGGTTCGTGGCCGACATTGAAAAATGTCAGCAAAGCCATGCAATTCATTTTGGCTAAAGTTCCAATTCTTGGAATGGCTCCTCTACCTGTCGTGGCGATTTCCCATGAAAAGAAATTAATTCATGTGTGTGATCAACGTGGCGTTCCAAATGGATGGCACATCCTCAAGATTGGAACAGCTTCTGAACTGGCAAATGCAGGTCTTATTAAGAATTCAAAAATTTCAGATCATTTTGTTGGATCAACTGAGGATGTTCGTGAAGATAAGATGTTTTACAACAGAAACATCAACAAGGTTAAGAGTCTTATGCAGCTCTGGAAATCACCAGAGAGATTTGTTGATGGGATGGCCAATGATATAGAGCTTGCTGTGTTTATCATAATGTCGCCATCATTGTTGGCTAAATTATATAATCTGTTGTCAAAAGGAGCATCTGAAGCGCTGCGGCTTGAAGCATTGGAAAGAGCCAACAACAACAAAATTGTTGTGGCATCTCTCATTAATGCAGCATTACAAGGAATACGCATTAAAATGGGTGAGACATCCCTTGAGAAAGTGTGGTTGCATTTGCTAAACGTCTTAACTGCCAATCTCAGCATTGAAGAGAGCCAGCGCAACAATGATATTTTGAAAGCATGTAATATGGTTTACCATGAGTTTGTCAAAGAAAAAAATTACATGTATCATTGCGAAAAGCAAATCTACCAGCTCACAGACAAACAATTCGAGGACATGTTCTGTTGCTCACATACGTGGCAGGAAGAGTTTTGCAGAAAGTTATCTCATTTAAATATTATCAAATCTGTGCAGCAGCCAAGCGTGAAATTAAGATGTTTTGATGATGGGATAACGCACAAGACGATTCAGCTTGTGACTCAACACTTTATTATCTGCTTTGTTAGATTGCTAATCTTTGCACAGCATACATATTCTATAATGCGATTTTTCTTTTGTTTGTGCGCATGCTGCTGGGGATTTATGTCAATCACAAATCTTGTCTTTATGGCTTTCAAGGCTGTTGTGATGAGAAAATTGGCAACTAATTATGAGAAATTATTAATCTTTGCCTGTATATTTTGCCTTTATGAAGTTGGATGTTTCATCATTCGACACAAGAAGAAGAGCAAGGAACTTGGAACTGGAAAAACACAGGATTTGCAAGCTTATGGCAAGAGTAGTGAAAAGCAAATGATGGCAGCTATGGCCATGATCACATTGTTTGTTCACGCATTCGACATGGATTTAGCACTGATGATGAGCAATTCACTCAATCATGTCGCGCGCTTAGCAAACATGCTGACTGATACAACTACTGGTTGGCTGACTAGTGGTGGTGGAACACAACAACTACAAATGAAGCTTTTTGATGTTGCTTTGGAGGTAGATGAAACAATGTCAAACGAGATGGAACAACAGGCCGTACATGATTGCTCAAATGAAACTTTTGCTTCTTGGATAAATGAGCAAATACTTGTTGGGAATGACAACACACGACCCTTAGCTTATGGACGGGATGATTCGGTGTTTTACGTAACACGTGACAATGCTATAGAAGTGGGACAAGACATGTGTGACACAAAGAACGCATGGTCACAAGTTATTGGGCAAACTGGATCTGGAAAATCAACGCGTGTTCCGTTGTCTTATTACAACAAATTGCAAACCATTTCAGGGCGATGCAGGAACATATTAATTTGTGAACCTACAAAGGCCACCGCACAAAATGTAGCAGCTGCATTGTCAACACAACATGGAAAACAGGTCTTTTACAAACACGAGGGAAAAGAGCAAGCTGGTGATCCAACAATTCAGGTGATGACATACGGATCAGCTTTCTATCGTTCGTGCAACAATCCAGCATTTTTGAGCAACTTTGATGCAGTGTTCCTTGACGAATCACATTTAATATCAGCGCATGCACTTTCCCTTGAAAGCCTGTTGAATAAGAACAATCGCGTCCGGAAGTTTTATCTCTCAGCAACACCACGTAAATCCTTCCCACAACAAACTGGCACACGAAGGTTTGAAATCTTCGAGCACCAAGTTGAGAGTGGTGATGTTAGTGATTTAATTTCAGCAATTGGCACGGGATCAATTTTAGATGCGACAAAATTTGGTGATAAAACCTTGGTCTTTCTATCTGGTAAGAAAGAATGTGATAGGGCTGCTGCAAAAGTGAACTCAACAAATACAAGGGTGAAAGCTGTTTCACTGCATCGCGATAATTTCTCAACTAATTACAATCGTGTTTGTGATGAGTTGAATCAACCGGGAAAATGCTACATCTTTGCAACAAACATTTTGGAAACTGGCGTTACCTTGAACGTTGATGTAGTTGTTGACTTTGGATTCACCAATGCACCAACATTAAATACCACAGACAAAACATTGTTGCTCACCAAAAGGCGTGTTACACAAGCTGAACGAAAACAAAGAATTGGTAGAGCTGGGCGCCTTAAGGATGGCCATGCGATAATCATTGGAAAAACATCAACGCCATTTGAAGTTGTCTCGGCCGATGTTGTGTTTGAAGCTGCACTGCTATCCTTCATATACAATCTTGATGTTTACGTCAACGCACATTTTGACCAAGCTTGGCTGAGTTCCATAACACGTGATCAGGCTAAAACAATGATGGCATTTAAAATATCCCCATTCATAATGAAAGATCTTGTTTTTGCCAATGGCCACATGCGAGGAGAAATGCTGGATTTTCTAAAGCCACATTTGCACCACAGTGCAAATATCAAAGCGACCAACTACCAATGCGTAAATCACATATATGAGAGTTGGCCAAGACTTGATCATCACTCACTGTTTCTTGATAGCCAGGCACATGATAGTGAAGTGAAACGGTTGAGCAAAATGAGGGTACCATTCATCACACATGATATCACACAACTAAACCTTGAGCAGTTCACTAATTGTGTGGAGAAGTATAGGCCAAGCGTGTTAACGAGGTGGGGTCGACCAGTGGAGCAGACAACAAATGTGTTGATGCATGTTAATCAAGAAAATATCCACTCAACCATTCGCATTGTCAACTTGCTGCGTTTTGACTACCAACAGCAGATTCTTCAGAAAAAGCAAGCACAGCAACTGCATAAGGACTCTCCCTTTGCCTATTTCTTTTCAACTAAAGTTGTGAATGAGCTAGAAAACAACATTGGAAAACAAATTGCTATGGCTCAAAGGAATGTTGCTAAATTGGATAAGTTTATATCACGTCTCGAGATGTTTGCAACAATGAATGAGATGGCTGATGATGTAGAAGTGACGCAGCAAGAAATGCATGAAATTGGGCAGTGCATTGATCTTCAAGCAGAAGGGTCCTTCAACAAGGAAAATGTGAATGTCATATTAAATTTGGAAAGATTACCACAAACTACATTTCGCGATGCAATCGTGATAGGGAGGAAGAAAGCAATTTGGGCTGTCATGATCTTATGCTGTGCAGCTTTTGCAGGTCTTGCATGGTGGCTGCTTTGGGATGATGATGAAGGACTAAACAACACTGAAAATAAGGAGAGACGAGATGAAATATGCAACCACGTTTTGGAAATGAAGGGAAAAGCTTTTAATCGTGATCGTAGAAATCCTGCGATGCAAGATCATTTTGATACAGCCGATTTCTACATGCGTGATGATGAAGATTTTCAAACTTTGAGGAGCCGTCGCAAAACATCATCTGGCCCAAATGATGCAATTTCACCAGCTATGCGATATGCAATGAAGAGCAGGCCATTCATAACATTGTATGATATTAATGTTGACAGTGAAGTTGCATCTGCAGAATTTCAAGATCACAATGGTCAGGCATTTTACGAAACTGCAAATCCGCTCAAAAACATGAATCTGGTTAGAAAACATTTGGAGGAACACAAGCAAAAGAATGGTACTCAACTGTTTTGGTCTGATGAATCGGATTTTGATATCTTTTGCAAGATAACCAAAACTGATGGAACAGTGATGAAGGTTAAGTTAACTCCACACGAGCCAACAAAGCGATCGAAGCATGGAACGCAAGGTTTTTCGAACATGGAGGATTGTTACAGACAAACTGGTCAAGCTGAGATTTTGCATCACCCGACTCAAGCTTTAGAGATGGCAACGCGATTACCAGACAACAAGACGAATTTGCAAATTGCGGACATGGTTGGGCGAGTGACGATGAGTGAGGGAACAATTCATTGCATTTTGTATAAAGATTTCATTATTATGCCAGCGCATGCTATGATAACGAAGCTACCAATGGAAATTACATTCAAGCACTACACTATTAAAATTGGTACGCTACCTGAGGCATATTGTTTCCCTGGTTTCGATGTGATGCTCATTAAGAGACCAACAAACCTCGCTCCCACAAGATGTCATGCAACACTTGCAACAGCAACAGATGGGATGATTGTTCAGATGTTACACAAGAAGAGCGTCTCTGATAAAACAACGCTAACAATCACAGCACCAATTCATCAGAGGCCAGATTGGCGATGGGCTCACCAAATACCTACTGTCTCTGGAATGTGTGGTGCTCCAGTTATCGATGTTGCAAGCGGGAAGATCGTAGGAATTCATGTTATGGCTGATTCACTCAAAATGCATAACGTGTTTGAAACATTTTCACCAGATATGATGGAAATTTTGAACACAAATGACAAGAAAGTTCATGCCAAATTTCACCAGGCAAGATTGATGGATTGGGTGTTTCTGCCTGAAGCTCATGGGTACGAGCCATCAAAAATTAAAGGGCTGCAAATGGAAATCTTTAACTTTTTGTCATTTCCAAGAGACATTAGCATGTACACCATTGAAAATTTCAATGCTGATGCAACAGCTGGAGGACTCCTCAAAGCCAGAAAAGTTGAGGAGCCCAAAGAAATGCCACTTGGTGTTTCTGCTATAAACATGAAAAATGTGGCTTACATGAATGGTTTGCTAAATCCAAAACACACTGTCACTGGTGAGAGTCCATACTGGAAGGAATTCAAAAGATGTCACCCTCGTCAAGTCAAAGGAATTGAAGAGTTTGAAGATGCTTATGCGCCAAGTGTGTTAAGCTACGATGCTTACTGGAAGGATCTCCTCAAATTCAACAGAGTTGAACATAGCAAGAGTGGTTTGAACGAGGAAATTCTTAGACACGCGACGCTTTGCTTGGTACGGCAGTTGAAGGAAGCAGGGTTTAAGCCCACACGAATCAGAACTGTCGAGGAAGTCCTCAGCGATGTGCAATGGGGGAAAGCTGCTGGACCAATGTATGCAATGAAGAAACTTGAATTATGCAAAGACTTGACGGAGGAGGAACTTGTTTCTCTGGCGATACGTTGTCGAACTCAACTTAAGAGGGGACACAATTGCGGAGTGTGGAATGGATCAATGAAGGCTGAGTTACGGACCATTGAAAAAGTTTTGCAGAAGAAAACACGTGTTTTCACTGCCGCTCCGATAACAACACTAATTGGTTCCAAATTTTATGTTGACGACTTTAACAAGCAATTTTATGGAACGCATCTTAAAGCAAATCACACAGTTGGGATCAACAAATTCCAAAGAGGATGGGAAAAGTTATACACATTTCTCAATAAGGATGGCTGGTTGCATGGTAGTGGTGATGGTACTCGTTTTGATTCATCGTTAGATCAATTTTGGTTTGATTTGTTGTATAGTATTCGAGTTGAGACGTTCGCTGATGAAGATAAAGATGAGGCTCGAGTAGCTCTTGGGCATATGTACAGGGAGTTTGTTTTCACACCAATCCACACAATAACTGGCCAAGTTCTTGTTAAAACTCTTGGTAATAACAGTGGTCAGCCAAGCACGGTTGTTGACAACACTCTGATTCTCATGTTATCCTTCTTGTATGCATACATTAGGAAAACTGGAGACACAACATGTCAGCACATCGATAGTCGGTTCAAATTTGTGTGCAATGGTGATGATAACAAATACTCTGTTTCACAGGATTTTCACGCAACATTTGGCGGGGATTTTTCAAAGGAAATTGCAGAATTGGGTTTAACTTACGAATTTGATGATTTGACTGAGGACATAACGCTGAATCCTTATATGAGTCTAGTGATGATGAGAACACCAGGAGGCATTGGCTTTCAATTAAACCCAGCTAGAATTGTTTCCATTGTGCAGTGGATCAAGAGGGGTGACGTGTTACAAGCAGCTCAGGCAGCATTTGCAGCTATGATTGAATCTTTCAATGATCCGTGGTTGTTCGGAATTTTGCATCTTTACCTTGTTTGGCTCATTTGTCAATATAAGGATGAGATTCGATATGCAATGGATAACAATCTTGGAGCGGTGTGTTACATGGATGCATATCAAGTTTATGCGCTGCACTATGATACTCAAGAGGACATTGAACATGATAAGATCGAAACACATGATGCAGCTCAGGGATTTGATGAGATTCAGGTCGACCATGTCGCCCCATACATCAACTTACAAATGGATCTTACAGCGCCAGCTCCAAGCACAACACCGGAAACAAGCAAAAGCAAAGGGAAGGAAAAAGTTACTGAAGTGTTTGGACAACAGCAAACTGGTGGCACCAACCAAGGAACTCAACCAGTTGAGGAACCAAGCAACGAACCAGACACGGTTGATGCTGATGATATTGAGTGGAGAATACCAGCAATTGGCAAAGGCGTTGAGCGGTATCAAATACCACGAGTTAAAGGGAAAAACGTATGGAACCCTCGCATCATCAAGAAAATAGCTCGTGAGCAATTCACAACAACATCTCAAATGGTGACACAAAACCAACTTGAAAAGTGGATTGAAGATGTAAAGCGAGATCTTGCCACAACAAGCAATTCCGATTTCTATATTTGTCTCTCATCATGGTGTTTGTGGTGTGCGAACAATGGAACATCACCAGAATTAGACACATCACAATTCATGGAAATTCATGCGAATGGCCAAGTCACCGGTGTGCCAATCCAAATTTTTGTTGAACCAGCTATTCTTCACGGCGGTTTGAGGAAAGTTATGCGACGTTTCAGCAAAATGACAAGCAGAATGTTGGCTGAAGGGGGAAGAATGACATCATGGGGCATCAAAAGAGGTTTCACGGATCGTGCCTTAATTCCATATGCTTTTGATTTCTTTGTTCAGACTGAGACGACACCGAGAACGATTCGAGAACAATTAAATCAAGGAAAAGCTGCAGCAATTGGTCGTGGAACGCGTAGAGTCATGCTGCTGGATGGGAAGATACATGGAAGTCGAACAAGTTATGAAAGACACACTGATGGTGACCAAGATGAGTTCGAACATGGAAGTCTGGACGACCAGCGTCCAGCCTTATATTAATACAAGATGTTATGTCAAACACTTGTTATTATTAGCACTTAGATAAACAATTATCTTTTTTGCTTTAATTTCATGATGTCTATGAGTTCAACGGGGGTTTTTGTGGGTTTTTCTTCCGACGCTCAGCAACCCTCAACATCTTTTGTTATTTTAAACTTGAGCTGGAGGCTCAGTTGGGTTTATCACCTTATCCTGTTCCGTAGAAAG